GCCAGCTTCTTTGCTTTCTTTTCATCGAAAGTTTTTTGACGCTTTGCGGCCATTTCTTTAAGCTTTTCTGGTGTGATGTTTTTCTTTACTACCGGTAAAGCACGAACATCTTCCTGAATAAGCTTTCTCATTGCATGACTTGATTTGATGATTACCATCAAAGCCTTACGAGACACAAGACCGGCTTTCTTGATTTTGTTATTTCTGAGTTTATATAACTCACCTTTTACAACATCAAGATTTGTTTCTATTGTTGATATATAGGTATCCAGATTATTCATAAATTACTCCTTACGAAAAGTTTCTGAATCCAATATAACAATGTAAGAAATTGTTGTCAAGAAGTCTTGTTGTTTTCTTTTTCTTTCTTCTCAGTCTTTTCAATTATTTCTTTTAATGCATTTTGTATAGACTGATAAAATTCTTCATTGTCCTGATTAACAACATTGATTGTTTCAACATTTTTAATATTGTGAAATGTCTGTGTAAGATTTATGCTTGTACTTATGACAAATTTTCGTTCTTTTCTGGTTGTCATAATATGTGCATCTTCGAGTTTAAGTCTTCTTATTACAGCATCACCAATATCTACTCTCACAAATCCACTTTCGAAAATGGAACTTGGATTTACATATGGCATAACAAGATCAAACATATCACCACGACCATCTGTGATTGTGATACTTATCAATTTTTCTTTTTTGTTTACTGCATCAACTATTGGGTATTTAATCATCTGGATTCTCCTTATCGAATCTAAATCTTTCAAAAACAGGATGCCTTAAACTTCCTGTTCGTGTCTCTTCCATATAACTAATTTCAGAAATTTTGTCAAGCAAATCTTCTTTTATTAACCAATAATCATTTCTTTCTTTCTCCGAAAAACCAGAACCACAACGAAGTTCTGTATTTTTATATTTGAGGATTAAACCACCCAAACAGTTTTCAAATTCTGTTCCGGGTTCTCCGGGGTAATATCCAATAATCTTTAAATCTATTGTGTTTTTATCTTTAAATTTCAACCAATCATTACTCCTCTTTGTTTGATAGATTGAATATGGGTTTTTTATAATAATACCTTCAGCACCCATCGAAATATATTTTCTAGCTATCGACGCTATTAAGTTATAATCTAATTTGACTTTAAAATATTTTACAAATTTTATCTTTGGTGAATCTATTTTTGTTGTTAAGTTTTCCATATATTTGACACGATCTTCTAAAGGTAAATGACCAATTGTTATGATGTCAAAAATATTCAACTTTGTTGTATTTCTTATGTAAATAGATGACATGTCCACATTTTTTCTATTTACAATTCTCATTAACTTTTGAAAATAATTGCTTGATATTTCACAATCCAATTCAAGACCAGTCAAATGATCTATATTTTTTATTATCTCTTTTTTGATATCTTCTACAAGAAAGCTCTGTAATTCTTTACCATCTCTTGAGAAAAATTCTATTTTGTCTGCTGAATGTACTTGAACAATACAACGAATTCCATCTATTTTTACATTATAATAACACCAAGGTAGTGCTTCAAATGAAAGTTTGAATCTTTTTTCGTCTTGTTTGAATGCAAGCATACAACCAAAATCTGGTACTAATTCTTCGTCAAAAGCTCGGTTTATTAACTTTCTGTTAATACCAACATTAAGGTCTTTATCTAATGCTTTTAAAACATAGTCAATTAGTTCTTTTTTCTTGAAATTTAATGCATTTTTTATGTATTCAATCTTATCATTACGACCAGATATTGTTTTGATCTTTTCAAACAATTCAAATGGTATTGTTTCATCAATACCATAACGCCAATTTATTTTAATTGCATTTGATGTAATGCCATAAATTTCTCGGTTCGAATATGAATATTTTAAAAATTTCTTCAAGTCTTCCTGATTTTCATACGCCCGAAGAATATTTAATTTTATACTCGTTCTTGGTTCATTTTTAAGATCATTAAGACACTTTATTATGCTCATTTTTGTTTTTAAACCTTCTATAGACTCTATGTAATATGTAAATATCTTTTGAGCGTAGGACAATTCTACCCTTCATTACTTTTTTTCTATGTTTTTTAACAAAATCAAAAAACTTAGCTCGTTCTGTTTTGTTGTAACTCATTAGTGCCGAACGACTATTATAAATAGCTTCTAGCGTTGTAATAGTCTCTTCTTTATAATATAATCTCATAAGTTCATTAAGATTATTAAATAAAAATTCACGAACCCGCAAGAATTCAACAAATGACGTGACCTTGTATTTTGTTTTTAATGTCCAAAATAAATCAATACCAAACTGAAAAATAAATGACGTAAACGCTGTTATTGTTGTGGCATCTTTGAATATTGTTTCATAAAGAATAACTATCTTCTTATAAAACAATGTAGGAACCAGTATAACTCTTGGAATCCACTTTGCATAACCAAGAGATGATAATATTTTATCCTTTGTTGACTTCGTAGACTTTGCTGATACCATTGACTTGTTCCACGCGTATTGCTTTATCTGCACAGTCGATAAGATCAACCAGATGTGTGACAATTATCAACTGGATTCCCATTTCTTTTGCCGTTGTAGCTAACCACTCAATTGCAGTTGGTCTTCGTAAATCATCTAAGTTTTTGAATGGTTCGTCCAATATTAACACCTGTCTAAGCGTGCCTTTAAATATCCTTAAATATGATATTCGTAGACACAGGCTTATTATATCTAAAACACCACCACCCTTACAATCTTCTAATGGTGTTATCATCCCATCTGTACTTATATAAAGATCATAAAACAATCCTTTTTTATTTCTATTCGGAATAACACGAAATTCCATTTTTTTGTCTACAAATACAGAACTAAGTGCGAGATTAGCAAGCGTTTCTAATTTTGTTTTTACTTCATTTCTTGTAAATTCAGAAAATTTATACAAGAAATCAAGAGCATCGGAAAACTTAGACAGATTTGATTCATTGAGAATTACCTGTTCTTTGCTATCCTTAGCCGTTTTTTCTAAATATTCTTTATGTGATTTTATTTTTAAAAATCTTGTATTCAAATCAGACATTTATGATTTTTTCAACCTTTGTAATGGCATCTTCAAATGAAACCAATGCTGTTTTCAGGGAATCTTTTGTTTTGTTGATATGTGTTTGCATATTATCTATTGTCTCTTGAAGTTTATCTGGCGTAATGTCATACTCTTTTTTCAAACGAGTTTCAATGTCTTTTTTCTGACTTTCTGCTACAGCCACAACTTTTTCTATATTTGAAAGTCTTTTTTTAAGAGCTTCAAATTTTTCTTTCATCTCTTTAATTTCCATTGTTTAGCCTTTCTTTTATAAACTTTATTACATCTTCATTTGTTTGAACTTTTTGTGCAAATATATCAATTGCATCTAATAAATTTACACTCATTATATTTGTGTCCATAAGTTCAATCATTTGTTTTACATTATCCAACACATCAACATTTGCTGTCTTTGCGTCAACTTTTTCCACAAAAACATCTTTTTCACATGGTATTTCCTTTAACACAATACCATTTTGTGATAAATAGGCAAATTTTGGTATTCTATCAACATCATGGCTTACATTTTTTCTTCTAGCCAACGCACCGGTTGATATGAAAACCACACCATCATCTCGCTTGATTATACCCTGTTCTGGATGATAATCAGCAAGCAATACATAATCGGCCTTTGTTTGTATGTCATTTATAAGAAAATGCTTGTAGATAACAGGTTCGTTGACAATGATATGATGTGTTATTAAAACATTTGTTTTTGTCTTATGTAAAAATTCATCTCTTTTATTTGGGTCTGTTACATTATCACAAAATATTAATCTTGTTTGTGGTAAATCATAATAATCTTTCCCATCACTCAACACAATATTTGTCATAAATAAACCAAGCATTGTAAGGGGTGATGACTCTGGCGAACCATCATGATAATAATTTCCTCTAAGAATTATCACATTAACAGAACGATATTTTTCAAACAATACAAGCAAATTGATGAATGCTTGCATGTTCAAGGTTGGTCTATCGAACAAATCGCCGCATATAATAAGATAACAATTATTCTTCCTCGCTACCTTAAAACAGTGTTCTAGTTTTGACAAAATACTTAAATTGTAATTGTCTTTTCTTGCAACTGGTTTTGCCCCATAATGAGGGTCAGAGATCGAGATTATTTTGTCCATGTCTTGCCTTTAATACGCTTATAAATGATATTAGTTTATTCTCGCTTGCTGTTGCAAATACCATCGAAACTATAGATGATTGACAATCACGACATAATGCAATCCAGTGATCCTTTTTTGTATGAAAGTGATTTATTGTTGTTTTTGACCCACAACTATCACAGATATTTGGTTTTTGATTCTCATACAAATTCATTTTTTATAGCCTCGATACAATCTACACAAAATGGCTTATTTGTAATTGGACAGATTGTTTTATCATTATCAAATTCCAGTTTTAATAGATCAATTTCATTTTTTATTTTATGCGATTCTGTTTCATTTTCAGATATTCGTTTGTTCAGAGTTTCATAATTGTATTTTAAACATTCCATTTGACTTAACTTAAACTCTTCAATCTCTGGGAAATCCATTGTTGGCACGTCAGGTAACTCAACTGTTTTAATGTCTGTTAATTTTGTTTTATATGATTCCAACAATGCTAGTTTGTCAGTCTGTGATTTGAGATTCGCAATTTCATCATATATGGACTCAAATAACACAAATTCCATTAAATCAATATTATCATAGTTATTTAATGATTGCAAGCTTAAATCCAATGATTTTAACGTTTTAATAGCTATTTCAT